CGGCGGCGAGGTCGTGACCATACTTGGTGTTACTGATAACATGCGCGCACCGAAAGCAAAGCACTGGAGGGTGGTGGGAAAATGATGGAATTTAATGCCAGCATCTTTATCACGCCTGAGATCAATAATCTGCTGAAGAAGTTCAACCTTCAGTCCGGTGGTAAGGCCCAGATGGCCATTGATAAAGCAGTGATCGACTGGGACCTGCAGTATGTCCCCTGGGAGACCGGGCTTTTAGGGAAAAGCGCTTACACTGCTACCGAGATCGGGAGCGGCACGGTGATATACCCCGGGCCCTACGCCCACTATCAGTATTACGGGGAGGTCTACGGCCCCAATATCCCAATTTTTGATGATGATTCAGATGAGCCCACAGGCTGGTTTTCCCCGCCTGGGCAGACAAAGCACCCGACAGGGAGAGAACTGCAGTATAAGACAGACATCAATCCCATGGCGGGCCCGTTCTGGTTTGAGCGGATGAAGGCGGATCATATCGACGATATAGTCAGGGAGGCAAAGAACAATGTCGGTAAATAATACAGAGTCGCTGCGGACCTGGTTCCGGCAGTGCCCGGAGATCAGCAAAAACAACCGCTTCCGTGCGGACTACCTCGCAGAGGGAGCCACGGAATACGCGATCATGTCCGTACCTTCTACACTCCGGTACCATGAGAATATCCTCGGGGAGGAAGTACTCGACGACGATCAGGTCCAGAACTTTATCTTTGCGTCGAAGGAAGTCTACGGGGCCGACATACAGCAGAACCTCGCAAACCTGGCCTTCTATCAGGCTGTGGTCAACTGGATCATCGAAAAGAACAACAACAAAGAATTCCCTGAATGGGACGGCGGAAAGATCCGGTCAATCCTGCCAACGCTGACGGCCTATCCTGCGCAGGTGGGCTCTAACGTGGCAAAATACCAGATCCAACTGCGGATAAACTACAGGAGGTATTAACATGGGCAAGATTGAGAGGAAGTACCTTGCGCACTTCATCGACGCGTCCTTTAATGGCTCGACGACCAACTATGTCCGGCTCGGCAAGGACCTGGAAGAGTACGCGGAAGAGCTCAATCCGGACGTGGAAGTCAACCAGAATATCCTGGGCGAACAGAATGTTATCCACACCGGGTATGAGGTCCAGTCTGAGGTCGATCCGTACTATGCGGAGGAGGGCGACCCGCTTTGGGACAAGCTCCAGTCCATCGCCAACAACCGCAGCACGGGAACGGCCTGCATGACTACGAGAGTAGATCTGCTTATGACCGCGTCCGGGACGGTATCGTGGGCGTACAGGGAGGACGTCTATATCGTCCCGAACAGCCTGGGCGGAGATACCAGCGGCGTGCAGATCCCGTTCACGGTCTACAACACGGGCAACCGTGTCCCGGGCACGTTCAACCTGAATACCAAGAAATTCACGCCTACCGGCTCCGAGGGCTGACGCGGGCGGCATTTATATCAAGCGATTTATGAGAGGGGAATCCGGTGACGGGTTCCCCGTTTTCGTACAGAGAGGAGAAAAGCAATGGCAGCAGTTGAGAACAAAGATTCCGCAGTGATGCAGATTACAGTCGACGACGGTTTTGTGCATGTTCCCATGTACAACCTGAACGGCGACAAGATCGGAGAGTTTGCTTTCCAGCCCACAGATATGAACATCGTCAACCGGTTCAATGAGAGCATGGAAAAATTTGATGATGTCCTTGCCCCGCTTACATCAGAAGCCGGCAAGGATGAGGACACGGACTCCGTGGCGGCTCTGAATGAGGCGCGCGACCGGCTTTTCAAGATCTGCGATTACATCTTCAACACGGATACCGGCGCAAGCCTTTTCGGGCGTATGCATCCCTTCTCCCCGGTAAACGGCCGCTTTTACTGCGAAGAGGTCTTCGACAAGCTGGGGCAGTTTATCCAGGCACAGTTCGGCGAGGAGACAAAGAAGGTCAATGCCCGGCTGAAAAAGTATGTCGGAAAGTACGCGCCGGCTAAGAAGGGCGGCCGGAAATGATCGGGGCCCTGCCGGATTCGTTGGAGGTCAACGGGAAAGAGTACAGGATCCGGACGGACTACCGTGATGTGCTGACCATCCTGACAGCCTTCGATGATCCGGATCTGGAGCCCGGTGAGAAGGTCTTTGTCTGCCTTTACATCCTGTATCCGGACTTTGGAGACATCCCGCAGGAAGATCTCGAAGAGGCATATCAGCAGGCGGCACGTTTCATTGACTGCGGTGCAGAAATGAGAGATGAGGCAAAGCGCAATCCTCGACTTGTGGACTGGGAACAGGACGAACGGATCCTGTTCCCCGCGATCAATGCGGTCGCCGGCCGTGAGGTCCGTGGACAGGAGTATATGCACTGGTGGACTTTCATGGGCTATTTCATGGAGATCCATGAGGGCACGTATGCGCAGGTGCTGCAACTCAGACAGAAACGCGCGAAGGGTAAGAAGCTGGAGAAGTGGGAGCAGGAATTCTGGAGAACAAATAAGGATATCTGCAAGATCCGGAAAAAGCTCAGCCAGGAAGAAAAAGCCGAACAGGAATTTTTAAAGGATCTGCTCGGCGGTTAAGAAGTTAGAGGGAAGTTTGGAAGATGGCAGATAGGGCAGATGGATCCATACGGATCAATACCAAACTGGACAATGAGGGATTTGAAAAGGGGTCCAGCCGTCTGCAGAAGGCGCTGCAGTCCCTTCGTGATACGGTCCTTTCTATCTCCGGACAGCTGAATAACGCTTTCGGGCTTTCACAGCTCCAGTCAGGTTTCCAGGACACGGCGAGATCCGTGCAGGAGTTCAAGGACGATGTGGAGGGCGTGCAGAAGACCATGGCCTCCATGGACATGGCTGACACCTTTGTTCAGGCCCAGGATACGCTTGATACGCTGGCCAGGAAGATCAAGGAGTTTAAGGGCCGGGAGTACAGGCTTGACGATGGAAGTGTAGTGAAGGGCGGCCAGACTGAGCAGTACCAGAAGATGGTGGACGCCTACGATCAGCTTAAGTCCGCGATTGATAATACCGATGAGAGCCAGAAAAACATGGTCGGTAATTATCAGGACATGGCCTACTTCGCGCAGAAATTCCAGGACACGGCCGGATCCATGGAAGGCGCGCTTACTTTGGAGCAGACCGCAGATGTCGTCGCCGAACTGCGCCGGCAGATGGAAGACTTCGGCAATATGGACTTCACCTTCGCCGGAAAGCTGATGAAGGGCGCGGATACAGCCGGATTCCAACAGATGAAGGCTGGCGTTGAAGCCGCAGAGCTGAAGCTGCAGGAGATGGCGCACAGCCCTGCATGGAACGCAATGCCAACACTCTCCGGGATGGCCAAAAATGCTGTCGTGGACGCGCTCACGGCCATAACCAGCAAGGCAATACAGGCAGGGGATGTGATAGTGACTTCTATACATCACCCTCTGCAGGCAATCGACCGCATCGCGGGAACCGTGGCAAAATCTGCAGGGAAAGTCGCGGTCAATCTTGCAAAGATCGCATCGGGCAAGGCCATAGCAGGTCTGAAGGCCATAGCGAACGGTGCGAAGAAGGCCGCGGGCAAGCTGTTGGAGATGGCAAAAGCCGCGGCGGTAGCCCCATTTAAGCGGCTGGGTGATACCCTCTCAAATGTCTTTAAAAAGAGCAGCGGGAGCATGCAGCTCGGCCTGGGATCGATCATTAAATACGGTCTTGGACTTCTTGGATTAAAAGCGATTCTGGGGAAGTTGAAGTCTGCGGCTACAGAGGGGTTCGGCAACCTGCTGAAATATGATGCCAACCTCGCCGCGACAGTCAACAGCTTCAAAGCATCGCTGGAGACCCTGAAGAATAGTCTGGGCGCGGCATTTGCTCCGATCGCGCAGGTGGTACTGCCTATCCTGACACGGCTGATCAATGCGCTCTCGCAGGCGATCTCTTATGTGGGGATGTTCATTGCCGCGCTTACAGGACAGACCACTTTTAAGAGGGCAGTGGCACAGCAGGGAGCCGCGGCGGACGCGGCCAATGCTACCGCGGACGCCTACGATAATGCGGCGGAAGCGGCCAAAAAAGAGAAGAAGACAATAGCAAGTTTCGATGAGCTCCATATCCTGGACCAGAATGAGGATTCCGGGAAGGGCGGAAAAGGTGGGGCCGGGCCCGCGGCTGGAGCTGCGGCCTTTGAGGATGTCCCGATCGATTCAAAGATTGACGACCTCGCAAAGAAGCTGAAGGAAATGTGGGATCTGGCTGATTTCACAGAGCTCGGCAGAAGGGTCGGTGAAGGGCTCAAAAAACTCCTGGACAGCATCCCCTGGGATTACATTCAGGCGATGGCCGCAAAGCTCGGAAAGAGCCTCGCGACGTTCCTGAACGGGTTCCTGGAGGTCCCGGGTCTGTTCCTCACGATCGGAAAAACCATTGCAGAGGCGATCAACACTCTGTTTTCATTCCTTTACGCGTTTGTATCTAACCTTCACTGGGACAGCCTGGGCTATGCACTCCGGGATGGGATTCTTGGGCTGCTGTACTTCCTCGACTGGGATCTGATCTATGCGACCTTCGCGCAGGCAGGTTTCGGGCTCGGGACTGCAATCGACGCAGCTTTCAACAATCCGGAGATCTGGACCGCAATCTTTGAGGGGCTGGCGCACCAGTGGGAAGCACTCCTGCTTTTCCTTTACAACCTGATATCCACTCCTGACTGGGCAGGAATCGCGCAGAACATCGGTATCGGCCTGAACGCAGGCGTTGAGGCCTTCCCCTGGGATCTGCTGGCCAGCACGCTCGCGGCGGCCCTGAACATGGTCTTCAACTTCGCATACAACTTCCTGACCACTTTCGACTTCTTCAAGTTCGGAAAGCATATCGGTGATTCGATCACAAAGGCAGTACGGGATACAGACTGGAAAACCGGTGGTGCCGCCCTCGGCGCTGCCCTGAACGCTCTGTTTGATACACTGAACGGGCTGCTGGAAGGCATAAGCTGGGGGGATCTTGGTAAAGCTGTGATCGATTTTATCGGCGGCTTTTTTGAGACGGTTGATACGTCAAAATGGGGCAAATTTGTCAGCAATCTCTGGACAGCCCTCTGTGACTTCCTCACAGGCGCACTGAAAGAGGTTGACTGGGAAGCACTCCCCGGGCAGATCCTCGACAAGATCGTGGACTTCTTTAAGGGCTTCGACTGGGATGATGCAGCCAATTCCACCTGGGACCTGCTGGAGACAGCCCTGGGGGCTGCGCTTGACCTCCTCCTCGGCGCGGGAGGAGCGATTGCAAAGCTCGGTGAAAAGATCGGTCAGGCGATCACAGACGGTGTCGGGGCTGGCATGGACGCAGGCTGGGATTGGCTCACAACCAAAGCCTGGAACCTCGCCAGTGATATCTTCAATGCGGCTTGTGATTTTCTCAATATCAACTCTCCTTCCAAAAAATTCCATTGGATAGCAGAGATGATGACGGAAGGCATGGCTGAAGGTATCGACGACACGCAGGATGCCGCCGTATCATCCGCGGAGGCCCTTGCGGAAGCTGTCACTGCGGGCGCGCAGGAGGCAAAACCTACGATCAGCGTCGACACTGTGACCGAAGGCGTGGACAACGTCCTGACGACCTTCGCCGACAAAGTGACCGGCGGCTTCGCGGATATGATCGCGCGAATGGAACAGATCGCCGCAGGATCGTCCTTCTATATTCCGGCTGCAGCAGCCGGCGCAGTGGCCCCGTATTCGGCCCGTCAAGGCTCTGCAGGCGGCCGTGGGGATATCCTCGCGGAAATCCTCGACAGGCTCACACAGGACAGCGCAGAGCGGCTGACGCGGTCAGATCTGCGGGAGATCCTGGACGCGGCCATATCAGAAAATATGGATATCAATTTCTACATCGGCGACGAACAGGTGGCAAGGCATGCAAATGCTGGCAATGCCCGGATCAATCGCCGGTACAGCCCTGTAGAAGAGTAAGGAGGGAAAGCATGGCAGTCACAAGACCTTTTATGATCGACGGCGTAGCTATCCCTACTCCGGACAGTTACAAGGCCGGCGTGCAGGACCTGTCAAGCAAGGAGTCGGGCCGGAACCTCAAAGGGAAGATGAACAAGGACGTAGTGGCCGTCAAGGACACGTATGAGTGCACCTGGAATTGTCTCACCTGGACGGAACTGGCCGCCCTGCTCAATGCTGTGGACGGAAAGTCATCCTTCAGCTTCACATACGCGGATCCGCGCGTCCCTAACAGGTGGATCACAAACACCTTTTACGTCGGCGACAGGTCCGCAGCGGCTATGAACCTGAAGGATCCGCGGAACACGTGGGGCGGCATAAGCATGAAGTTTATAAGGATCTAAACAATGATTAACGTATCATCGGCCTTTAAGCAGGCAATCAGCAATAATGAGAAGGCATACCTCACATACGCGGATATCACGCTTGCTACGGGACGGGTCCTGAATCTGACCAATGAGGAACTGTGGGAAGGCGGATACTCCCGGGAAGAAGCCGTTTCTGACGACAACCGTTTTACAGCTCTCGGGGCCGCGATCATCGGCTCCGCAGAGCTGTCCATCAAAAACCAATATGAGGAGTATTCCTCGTATGACTTTACCAATGCGAAGGTAAAAACCTATATCGCACTGGACGGCGTCGCAAGCAGTAAAATCCAGACCGGGACCTACACTGTGGACGACGCGACCTATACGGAGGCTTCGATCAACCTGACCATGCTCGACAACATGGAACAGTTTGACCGGCCGTACAGCAAGTCGTCCTTGTCCTATCCGGCGACACTGCAGGCCATTGTGCAGAACCTATGCCTGGTATGCGGCGTAACCCTTGCGACGACGACGTTCCCGCATTATTCCTTCTCCATCCCTGAGAGGCCAATGGACGATGGTATCACCTGCAGGGAGGTGCTGGGCATGGCTGCGGCCATCGCGGGATGCTACTGCAGATGTACGCCGGATGGAAAGCTCCAGCTTGCATGGTTTGACCGGACCACGCTGGACAACTGGAGGACAGCTTACAGCAGGGGAAGCACAACACCGGGATCCACCTATACAGGGATGCACTACATCACTGACCTGTATACGCAGGACATCAGTGTTGACGATATCAGCATAACCGGGGTGCGGTGTGTCGTTGAAAAGCCGGATGCAGACGGGAAAATGCAGTCATTGACCTATACCAACGGTACGACGGGGTACGTGATCGGCATTGAAAAGAATGACCTTCTGAATTCCTGCACAGACACGCAGATCAATCAGGTCGTGGCATGGCTCGGAACGCAGCTGAGGGGCCTGACGTTCCGGAAAGCGTCCATATCCCACTCCTCAGATCCAACGATCGAGTCCGGGGATATCGCCGCTGTGTGGGACCGCAGAGACCGGGGATATCCGATCCTCATAACCCGGACGTCCTTTGCGGCGTTTGAACAGCAGACAACGGTTTGCGGGGCAGAAACTCCATCACGCAATGCCGCCACCCGCTACGGCTGGCAGTCGAAAGCATATGTCGAATCAAAGAAGCAGTTGAACGCGGAGCAGTCGGTCCGCGAGCAGCTGATAAAGGATCTGGAGGACAAAATTGCGAACTCTCCCGGGCTGTACAAGACAGAAGTTCCGAAGTCCGGGGGTGGGAGTGATATCTACTACCACAACCTATCGAAGTTGGAAGAGTCCGATATCCGTCTGCTGATATCGGCCGCTGGTGTTACTGTTACCGCGAATGGCACAGCTTCAAGGCCCACATGGTATGGCCTGACTGTCGACGGTAACATGATCGCGAACATCCTCAGCGCGATAGGCGTGGATGCTGACTGGATCAATACCGGTACTATCCGGTCAAAGGATGGATCTGTCCAGATCAACCTGGACAGCAACACGATCAACATTAAAGGGGTAACGACCTTTGATGGGTTCGCGACAAAGTCCGGACTGGCCCAGTCCAACTATACGACGATCAACGGTTCCAACATCACAACAGGCTCCATCAAAGACGCGAACAGCAACACCGTATTTAACCTGTCAGATGGGACCCTGACAATGAAAAAAGGATCCATCAATATCGGCAGCGGAGCCTTCCAGGTATCGACAGCCGGTAAGCTGACCTGCACTGGGGCCGACGTATCCGGTGTAATAAGTTCATCCGGAAACGACGCATGGTGCAGGGTTGAAGAAGGATACCTGAAGGGCGCAAACAAGTCTTACAGCGCATCATCACCGAACGGATGGGTAGGATTCAACGTTTACAGCACAGATTCCGGATCATACGGCGCTGCGCTCGCTGGCAGGGGGCCAGTGCTCCTCCTTGGCTCGGAGATCAGGGTCGGCAGCTATGTATCGCCGGGGGGATCCGTTACTACGCGTAAAGGCTATACGGGGGACATCCAATTTATATCATCAGTGAGGGACAACGGAGACGGGACCCTCACGTGGACATACGGGACGTTGTCCATAGTAAAGGGGATCGTCTGTTAAGAGGAGAAAAGCAATGGCAGAAGTGAGGATACTGACGGCACTTGGAACACTGATAGAAGGTTATGCCTCCAACATTTTTGCAGAGAACGGTGTTTCCGCAGAAGAAGCGGCCCTAATCATGGAGGCTGTCGCGGGCAGGTTTACCCGGCGGGCACATGAAGCTGTGATTATGTCTCTGGTGCAAAAGCCGCCGGAGCAGCCGGAAGAGATCAGTGAAACAGGCACGGTCGAGGACCTGAAAAGGGCTCTCGATAAAGTTGTTACCCAGGAAAACTGCGCAGCCGTATAGGCCGCGCTTTTTTAATACCCAGAAGGAGGTAGATGTATGGCAATCCAGAACAGAGACGCGCCCGCAGTGGTCCGGCGCGCTGATTTCGATCCAGGCAAAGTAGGCCCGGGGGAGATCATCGTCGTGGAAGAGGACAATGGGGAAAAGCATGCCTTTATCGGCCTGTCTGCAGGGGAGCCTGTCAGGCTTGCGACCCATGCGGAGCTGAGATCTTTCGGGACTGACGCGCGGCTGGCCGCAAATGAGGCTGCCGACGCAAGGGCGGTGGCCGCAGTGCAGTTTCAGGACGCGGCGAAGATGCAGGAGACTGCAGCACAGAGCCTCCAGGAGGCGCAGGCGAGTGCAAGACAGGCTATCCTGCAGGCCCAGGAGGCCGCAGAGAGGGCAGAACGGGCCCTTGCGTCCGTCAATGCCGCCATCACCGGGCTCAGTACGACGCTGTCAGCATCCCTTGCATCAGTCATCACAGACGCGCAGGGAGGTGGGGCATGAGGATCATAGAGATAGATCTTGACATGTCTCCCGGCGGGCACGCACCGGCAGTGCACGTGAATCAGGGGGACACAGATTATACCCTTCTCATCCACCTGTATAACAGCCGCGGCCGCTTTACTGTGGAGAGCGGGACGAGCGCAACACTCCGGGGGAGGAAAGCGGACAGGACAGCTTATGAAAGATCCGGGTCTTTATCCGGCCAGAATGTTACCGTCGCCGGCGGGACGGATATGACCAGCGCCGCAGGGACCGGGATCTTCGAGGTGTGCCTGACTCACGGAGGGCGCGAACTGTACTCACAAAACTTCCAGATCCACGTGGAAAAGAAGGCAGAAGGAGAGTAACACATGATTTTATATACACACCCTCTGGACATGGTACCAGGAGGAGCGCAGCAGACTGTGGTCCGCCTGAACCAGTATGACGAGGACTTCACACTTGTATTCGACCTGTATGCCAGCAATGGGGAATTCACCCTGCAGTCAGGTACGACCGCAAAGATCCGGGGCACAAAGCCCGACGGAAACGGCTACTCTGTAGATGCAGCAGTAGACACGGAGAACGGGACCGTTACTGTTACCGGTGACGTGCAGATCACGGCCGCAGCGGGCAAGGGCTTTTTCGAGCTCACGCTGTATAAAAACAGCAAGGAGCTGAATACAGCCAATTTCATGATATGGGTTGAGGCCGCTGCCCTGGACAAGACCACTGTCGCATCTGACTCCAAGGTCGCAGAGCTCTATGCAATCGAGGACAACGCGGAGGAGATCATCAATGCAGGCCAGCAGTACGCAGCCTACAAGGAAGCCCTGGACCAGACCGCTGCTGATGCGGCAGCGAGTGCGGCCGCGGCGGCCGAAAGCGAAGCCAATGCCGCCTCCACTCTCTCCACGTACAATGACAAGTACGAGGAGGACATGCAGGCATTTGATGATGCCTACAGCACGGCTATGCAGACGATCAATGACAAGTCTGATGCTATTGCTCAGCTGACCACTGACGCAGATACCATCGCGAGGCAGGCCCTCAGCATGGCTACGAATGCAGTCAATGATACCGCGGAGTTTTCCACGGACGTCGCGGGAGTAAAGCGCACGCAGAGCAACATGCAGCTCCTGCTTGAAGAGGCTTTTGACGGGGCATATGTGGAAAATGGTGACAGGCTGTACTTCACCCATCAGGGGCAGGTCGTCGCAGGTCCCTTCACGATCGCCGGCAGCGGCGGCGGGGGCGGCGGATCTTCCTCCGGAAACAATGCTGTGCTTACGGTGCAGAACACGTCCGGCTGGCAGGCCAAGACCGTTGCAGACGGCAGTGCCTGCGTGACACAGGTCACATGGTCGTCCATTGAGGAAGAGAATGAGACCGGTCCTGGCACACTGCACATCACGGTCAACGGCGTGACGAAGGCAGTCCTGAACGTTGCGCAGGGTATCGTCGCGATTGATATCGCTGACTATCTGTCCGTCGGATCCAATGTCGTCAAAGAGACTGTCTATGATACATACGGGAACAACCGGACAATCAATTTCAGCGTTGAGAAGGTCGCGATCAGCATCAGCTCCACCTTTGACTCCTCCACGGCTTATCAGGGCGCGATCTCGTTCCCTTACACTCCCGTCGGTGCCGTCCAGAAGACAGTGCACTTCATCCTGGACGGAAATGAGATCGATTCCACGGTCACAAGTGTTTCCGGCCGGCAGATGTCCTACACGATCCCACAGCAGACACATGGGGCGCATACCTTCGAGTGCTATTTCGATGCGGTTATCAATGGGCAGACTGTAGAATCAAACAAACTGTATTTTGAGATCATCTGCCTGGAGACGCTGAACACGACCCCGATCATCGTCTCCGACTTCAACCGGACCGAAGCTGTGCAGTATGAGACACTGCTCATCGATTATAAGGTCTACGATCCGATCCGCATGGAGGCTCCCGTAACGATCAGCGTCAATGGGAGACAGGTGCAGTCTCTGACAGTTGACAGGGCGGCACAGACGTTTTCCTACCGTGTGGATTCTCCCGGTACGGTGACAGTCGTTATCGCATCCGGTACGGAATCGAAGACCTTCACCCTGGCTGTATCTGAGTCCGATGTCCATCCGGAAGCGGTCACAGATCAGCTGGCCCTCCATCTGTCCAGCGCGGGCAGGTCAAACAGTGAGGATAACCCCGCAGTGTGGGAGGACGGATCTGTATCTGCTGAATTTTCCGGATTCAACTGGACACGTGACGGCTGGGTCATCGACGACAACGGTTATTCATGCCTGCGCACAATGGGTGGCTCCAGCGTTACGATCCCCTTCCAGCCCTACGGTGCTGACTTTAAGAGCACGGGCAAGTGCATTGAGATCGAATTTGCAACGCACGATGTTTTGGACTACGACGTCCCGATCATCAGCTGCATGAGCGGGGGCAGAGGCTTTTCAATCACTGCAGACCATGCGTCCTTCAAGTCCGCGAGGTCGGAAGTCACAGCCCGGTACACCACAGACACACATCTGCGCCTGACTCTCGTAGTACAGCCCCAGACAAAGTACAGGCTTGTCTACCTGTATATCGACGGGGAGTATGCTGGGATCTCCCAGTATGCGGGCACGGACAGCTTCAAGCAGACGGAGCCTGTGGGGATCTCCATCGGCAACGCGCTCTGCGGCGTCGATATCTACGAGATCCGCGTCTACGACCGCGATCTGACAGACGAAGAAGTCCTTGGAAACTTCATCGCCGACCGTCAGGATGTCGGAGAGATGCTTTCCTTGTACAGGGCGAACGATATCAAGGATGAGTACGGGAAGATCGTCATTGACAAGCTGGATGCATCCCTGCCGTACTGCATCTTCACCGGTGCTGAATCTCCTCAGTTTAAGGGCGACAAAAAGATCGTCGAGTTCGACTATGTGGAGCCCGCGAACAATGCGAGACGCCTCACGGCTTCCGGCCTGCAGGTAGATGTCCAGGGTACCAGCTCCCAGTATTATGCCGTCAAGAACCTCAAGATCAAGTTCAAGAACGGTGCTACCATGAATGGTACCGCAGTCATGGGCTTCACGATCCGCGATGGCGCGATCATGGTCGACACCTTTACGCTGAAAGCCGATGTGGCATCTTCGGAGTCCGCGAACAACATCGTCCTGGCGAAGCTGTACGATGACCTGTCCCGGCAGCTGGGGATCACTACACCGCCGCAGAAGAAGGACAGCCGTGTCCGTCAGGGCATGGACGGCTTCCCCTGCGTCGTCTTCTGGGACTACGGCGATGGTCCTGAGTTCGTCGGCAAGTACAACTTCAACAACGACAAGGGGACCTTTGACACCTTTGGCTTTGAGGAAGGGGATGAGATCTGGGATGTCAGGTCGAACACCTCCCAGCTCTCGAAGTTCCACACGAACGTCTTTGGATCCGACTGGGCGACAGAAGACTACGAGGCGATCTATCCGGAGGAGTACACAGATCTCACCCGCATGCAGCCGATGACAGACTTCCTGTACAGCACATGGCAGGATGAGGCCACCGGTGACGCACTCGCGGAGCCTGTGACCTATGAAGGAGTTGAATATACGAACGATACCGCGGCCTACAGGCTGGCGAAGTTCAAAGCAGGGTACCCGGATCTTTATGACCTGGACAACGCTGCTTTTTATTATGTCTTCACCCTGGTCCTGCTGATGGTAGACAGCAGGCAGAAGAAT